CGTTTAGAAAACGAATCACTCTGTGAAAGGAGTGATTAGTCATCAATTACGAACCAGGTAGTCTTCGCTTGAAGACTTTTAACCTGAACGTACTCCCCCCATAAGGGGGGGCATTGATGGCCTTTTTCAAGCAACTGTGGAAGGGCTAGCACTGGCAAACCCTTCTCGACCAGTTCCTTGAACGTTTTCTGAACATTTTTGACCAGAAAATGCATTGGTTGTCCCTCGATAAAGGGAACCTCTTCATTCTGGACAAGTGCTGAAATCTCGTTTAAGGGAGTTCCTTCCCACGAGACGGCGAGTTGTTGGTCGACTAGAAAGTTTACCACCAATTCCAGGTTTTCTGGAAGAGGTGGGACCTCGATGTCTTCCTCAAACTCTCCTGTTTCAGTATTCAGTTTAGTCCATTCGAATATTTCGTTGAGTGAAACAATAACTTGTTTCATCCTCTTCTTATATGGAATGGGCCTAAACGGTGTAACGACTGGTTTCTCAGCTGAGAAGATCTCGTTGAAACAGGCACCTCGAGAGAGTTCCTTCAACGCTTTATCTTCTAGCATGAAACCATCTTTTTCGATTTCCGGTTGGTTGATCCATTTACCTGAACGGTATTTTGGATAGTCGCAAATCTGCCGAGTTATCGGTGGATTGCAGCTCATCGCTTCACACGCGAGCTCCCAACCATAATCGTCTATACTGTTTTGAAGTATTGATGGAAAGGAGAAACCATGAGAATGGTTCTTCATTGAGTTTAATGCAGACAATTGACGTCTCATTCTCCTCAGCTTTCCGAGATCAAAATCTTCGAAACAATTACTTGCTGCACCCATTACAATTCTGGTAAAATTACCAGATAGTTTAATGTGTTCAACAAGATCTTCGTCATCAATTGCGAGGCCCAGACCGCCGAATGCCTTCGGCAGCCACATGTGATGAAGATCCTTGCCTTGAGGCAAATTCCTTGAATAGGAATGAGCAAAGGCTTGGACCACCATCTTCTTCCATGATCGGTCTCGTCTTGATGAAACCATCTGAGACAATTTCTCAGAAATAGCTATGCCTTTACCTATAGCAGGATTAGTATCCTGATTATAGTCTCGGGGCCTGCAAGCCCTCGTTACAAGACGTAGCTTTATACTATCAATGATAAGAGATTTTTCATAAACATATTCAGTAGGATATGCGGTAAGCCACATTCCTTTGAAAGGTTTTATGATTACCTCTTCACATAATCTGACTATATCGCCAGAGCCATGTTTATCAGTTGATAGAATACTTCCCCACTTATTGTGATTCTCGGTTATGCGCCAGAGATAACTCTCTGGCCCATAGGCGGCATGGTCGTCCCCGACGACCGTAACGCAACGCCAAGGCTCAGAATAAACAGGGAAAAGTTCTTTATCTTTCTTAATCATGCCAAGCCCAAAGACCGGTTTAACGCCGGTCTCTACGCAGTGATCGAAGAACGCCAGTTCTTCGGCAGCAAGATTAAGTAAAGTTAAAACACCTTTAGCTAGTGGTTCACCCATCATTATACCCCTCCTGGAGACCCAGGTGTGGTTTTTGTAAGTGAACCTCCTAGGCGAAGCGCCTAGGAATAAAGCTAAACGTACATAACCATTATCAAATAATGAAGGACCGGTGATTCCGGTCGCAAGATCTACGGATTGACCTCCGATAAGACTTGCCTTTTCAAGTATATGGCCAACCAATGTTACCGCCACTTGGTGGGGAATAGCATCGGTTGCTTCAGATAAATCTGAAGACAATAACTTGAAATCTTCATATTCGTCTAATATGTTAAGGGATGTTAGTCTCTCAACATATCTTCTAGCTTGATTGTCATTTCTTAAGCCATCCCTTGCAAAAGGATGAGCAATTAAGGATTCACGAAGAAAATGGCCGAGTGGTTGTTGTAAAATAATCACCCACCATTTAGTAATCGTGACCGTGCGGGCCTTCAAGCCCGCCTCGGAGACAATCGAAACTCTTGAAGGAATGGGTGGGTAATCATAGATAGGATTGAACTCCTCGTCTAGAGCCCCCCACTCCTGCGCTTTAAGCAACGCGACTGAGAAGATTTGACTTCCCAGCGCTTCATCACATCCCCAGCGTCTATCAAGGAGGATAAACGACTCGCCATAACGGCGAGAGGCTAACTCCCCAAAGACGGCATCTGGAGGTGCAATGACGGGTACAGGGCGGCACCATGTTCTCCAACGTGGAACGCCTTTAGTATCTCTCAATACTAGTCCAAAAGGAAGTCTCCTACAGTTGTCTTCTGTAGGTACGGAAAGTAAAACTTCCCTAACTTCCCGATGGATTTGAATAGCTCTTCCGCCTTCATGGCTGGGCACATCAAAGTCCCCAGAAGATGAAAGAGATATATGCGAACAGCCGCGAGGCCATTTGCCTTTATTATAGATCGAAACTCGGTGAGCCACTAACGCGGCAGCCTTGTTAAGATCCATAAGATCTTGTTCTTTCAATTCGAAAAGGCTAGTAGTAGTCTTTCGAAAGCGTTTGAAAGAACTTTTAACTCCGAACTCCCCTGCAGAGGGAAGAAAACGAGTTTGACATAGTTGAGCCACTCTTTCGATAGCCGCACGGTTATTCGAAGGAATTGGCACAATACTATATTGATTTTTAATCTCAAAAAACAGGCTTCGAAACATATTGGCGGAACCTAGAGACGGTTCTTCCAAAGTATCTAATCCTGTTAAAGTGATAAAAAGTTTATAACTAAACTTTTTCCACTCTTTACCGATATAATCGATTTCGAATTTATCGGAAATTATCTTTCGGAACATCTTATGGATGAGACGTTTCTCCGTGCCAAGCGTTAGCCTGGACCTTGATAGTCTCAAAGCACATAAGACTCCAAAAACGACCGACTCCAATCTTTCGATTTGAGATCGGCTACAATTTACAATCTCAGTTATTTCCCTTTCGGAAAACATTGAGAATTCACTTAGAAATTTTCTAAGTTGTCGTTTGGGTCTTACACCCAAATACCATTCACCACCTCTTTGCAAGAGGTCAAACTTCCGTATACGGAAGAGTGAACTCGCTTGCTCCCAATCGAATCTCGGTTCGAACGGTGCGAGGTAGATAAGGTAAAACGGATTGCATCTCTGCTTAGGGGTGTTCTCCACAGCCTTGTCTTCACCAGCTTCACGGCCTGAACCCGGGTCCGGCTCTGACGAGCCTGGATTCGTGTCGGTCATTGAAGTTAACGATTAAACAAACACGCAGTCGGCTAGAAT